AGTTTCCCCGCCGAGGGCGTTGCCATTACGAAACGCGGTAGCAAGTCCAAGTGCCAGAGCCAGTCTTGCGCGCGCGGAAGTGGCCCGACGTTCCCGCCGAAACCGCACCCGCACCGACCAGCGTCCAACCCGTGCCAACAGCAACGGTGATCGCGTCAGCGCCAGCGTCGATGTTGATAACGAAGAAGTCAAACGCAGAGTCGTTCTTCTCGCCAATCGACGGGTAGGCAGCCTCAAGGAGAGCCACCGTCGGCAGGACAAGATTGCCCGCCGTACCGTTGAAAGTGAAAAGACCCGCAACCAGTTCAGCAGGAGAAGCCGTAGCGCCTGCCGTCAAAGCAAGCGGGGCAACCTGCGGGAAAAACAACGGCTCGCCATTGTTGCCGTCGCCAACCTGATAACCGCCTGAACCATTAGGAAATGCCATATTTAGTTACTCCTTAAATTTAACCATTAGCCCCAGAGGCGGACAGCCATCTGCGGACGGATCACCGAGTAGCCATACAGCACGTCGATACGGCACGGCATACGGTCGTTGTTGATGTCGTACTGACGAACAACGCGCATGGAGATGCCGTTGTGCACTTGGCGCGAAGCCATGTCAACGCCCTGCGGCATGAGCAAGTCAGCCGTGGCGAAGGCAATCGCATCGCGGTGGTACACAAGGTTCTGCGGGTACTGGGTCGACGCACCGCCCAAGAACGTGATCGCCGCGCCGGACTGCGGGAACGAGTCCACAGTGGCAAGGGCAACGCTCGAGGTGTAGATCGCCGGGCTGATCGAAACAGACGCGTACGCGCCAGCGGCAGCCGTTACGTCCGCCGTCACCACGAACTGCTGGAGCGAGCCAGTCGATTCGCGGGTCTGCGGGTTGACAGCAAACACGTTAGCAATCGTAAACACGTCGCCCTTTCTCAAGGTCTGCGTGCCAGTGCCGGTGATGGCAATGGTCGAAGTACCCTGAGCCGAAACGGTCGTGGTCACGGTGTGAGCGCCCGAGCGGCTGCCGGTCGTGAACTGCTTGATCGACTGCGACATGTTGAGCTCGTTATAGCCCAAGAGTCCTTCGCCGAACATGCCGTTCTTAAACTGCGCCGAAATGGTGCTGACCGGGTTGAACAAGCCCTTCATGCCCTCGATGAGCGCAGCGTTGGCAGCCGGGTTAACGGTTGCGTAGCGCGGCGACATGACGGCAGCGGCTTCGTTCAGCTTCTGCTGGGCAGCCAACAGAACAGCGGTCGTGCCCGGCGTGGTGCCCGGCGTACCAACTGACTGATAGATGTTGTTGAAGCTGTTAGCGACGTCCGCGTCGATGCTGGAGGCCAACTGGCTGATACGCGGCTTGAGCACGCGCTCGGCGAAGTCGTCCAACTGCATCGTCATTTCGGCCGTGGTGAAGTTCACGCCGATGTGCTTCTGCGAAGCAACCGTCAGGGTCGTGAACTGCTCGTTGTCGTCCTGCACTTGCAGGGCGGCACCGTCGGTTACAAGAGCGCGATCCGGCAGACGGATACGCAGCGTGGTGCCGATCTTGGCGCCTTCGACAGCGTACGAGTTGTCGTACTGGCGGTTGACGTTGCGGGTGATCACAAGGTTGTTCTCGAGGATCTCGAGAGCTTTCCGCGTGATCATATCAATAGTAAGAATTGTATTAGCCACGAAAATGTCTCCTAAAAATTGTTAGCGACGTTGACGCGCTTCCCACTGCTTAATCTGGCGCTGACGTTCGCGGTCGATCCATTCAGACGTGCTCATGGCCGTAATCGACCGTGGGTCTGTGGTTTCGTAACCGCTACCGTTAGTGCCTCGAGCCGTTACCGGCTTGATTGGCGCGGGGGCGCTAGTAGTTTTCTTGATCGGTATCGGATTGTCAGCCATTTTAGCCTCTATCTTGCCGATCTCTTTAGCCTGAAGGTATGGCGACAAACGGGAAATACGATCGGCTTCGCGGGGGTTTGAGCCTAGGTAATAAGCCAGCTCTGGCCCTACATCCGACGCCTGAATCGTCTCGGCCATCACGGGCGTGATTGGTAGGGACGGGTTGTACGCGACCTTTTCAAAGTCATCGTATTTGTCCCGTACCGCTTCTTCGCGTTCGTGATACGCCTCTACAAGAGCCATTCGCTCGCGCTCGGCCTCGCGTTTGGCGAGCAATTCTGTTGCTTTGCGTTCGGCCAGAGCCTCGGCATACGCGTCAGGATCCTCGTCTCGGCTAGGCAAAGACGCTGCCGCCGTTGCCGGCTGGGCTTTTAGCGCTTGCTCTCGCTCCCACTTGCGACGTTCCCGTGCAAGCCTTTTGCCCACCATCGCGTCCAGCTCTTCTTGAGAGAACGATTTGGCAGGCTTTTCCTCCGGCGATTGCGTTTCCGCAACAACTTCAGACTCCGGGGCAGCCGTAGCCTCCGGTTCCGGCGCGGATATATCCGCTACAACTTCAGGGACTTGGTTTTCGTCCGTCATACATCTTCCTTACGGAAACCTGGTGAACCGCACCAGTACGGTTTAACAATACTGTATGGCCTAACAGGGTGCAACAACTATGCTCGGGTGTAGGTTAGTTGCAAATAGATGGTATCTCCGGTCGCAAACGTGATCGGAGAGGTGTTGGTGACGTTGGTACCGTTGTTTAACTGTAAACCAACGCCCGTGGCGTTTTCAGTGGCTACCGCCCCACCGAAATAATACGTTGATAGGCTGGTGTCAAAAATTCGCCAGTTACCAATGTATCCCAACACGTTGGCATTAGTAGTAAACGGCAGGTCTAGCGTAATAATTCCCGCGCCAAACGAAGTGGTTGATCCCACCGCTAAATAAGCGTTAATAGTGACCTGTTTTTCGTCAACCGTGTACGAAGCGTTGCGGACGCCATTGCCAAGCGTAATGGCTGATGCGCCAGACCTCCATGTTGGGGTAAACGAGATGAATTCGTAATACCCAAACCGATTGGTAACGGTGGTGGAGGCTTCAGCGTAGTTGCCCGTAACCATGCCCAGATATTTCTGGCGCTGGACGTTTAGGTTGGTTACGGTCACTTGGTCAAGACGGATGCCAAAGTCCATCTGCTTAACGGCGCGGTCGTCAATAAACGTGTTGTTGGACATAAACAGCGATTCATACGCTGTCGCCAACGGAGCAACGCCGCTCAAGCCAATCGCAATACCTTGCGGGGTTGTGTAGCCAGTCGCATCAGAACAGTTAAGGAAATAGTTGTTACTAATCTCAACCGGCCCCATGCCGTTAGTTGCGTTAATAAACGTGCCGACGCCTGTGCCAAACCCGGTTAGGTAGTTATCGCGGATAACGATGTTTCGGTGCGCTTGGTTAGCGTTGCCTTGCGGCGTCAGCAAAATGCCGATAGACGGGATGTTGCTGCCGATCTTTGAGCAGATGTTGTTTGTAATCTGCACGTCGCGAATTTGATAAAACGAGGCAATTTGAAATGCCGCCTTAAACGTCGGCACAACGCCCGTGGGCGGAACCGTGTCGTCTAAGCCTACCGTATTGCCTTCAATCAACACCTTGCTAATAACCGACTCGCTTGCGCTAGTGCGGAAAAAGTCAATGGCATACCACTTAACGGGCGAAAACGTGTTATTGGCAATAACGATGTTGTCAGCGTCTGAAGTTAGGTTGGACGCAACCCACATGCCTTGCCAGTAATTGCTAACAAGGTTGTTGGTAAAGCGCTGGTTGGCGCCGTGAACCTCGTAGCCTACAAACGTGCCGCTGTTGCCCGAAATTCCGTTTGGGAACATGGTGTCAGCGGTAAAAATGTTGTTATCGCAAACAACGTCGTCCGCCCATGCGAACACGCTGCTGTGATCGTCGGTGTCAATACCGTTGTTGCTAAACAAACAGTTGGTAATTGACCAATTAGTTCCAAGCGTGATGCCCGCGCTGTTGCTCTGCGCCATCACAACGCAAGAAGTTCCTGCGGTGTTAAGGAACTTGCAGTTGTTAATAACAACGTTATCGCATCGAGCCGCCACGCCAGCAATCGTGCCGGTAACGTGAATCATGGCTTGGTTGTAACGATTGTACGATGCCGGAGCGGACGGGCTAATACGGTTGTTTAATCCGTTCATGTCCATCGTCAGGCCAACAAACGACAAGTTTTGCAGTGGCACGTTGGTAAAAAACAGCGCCAAACGCTTAGGCACAGAGGTTGTTGAGCAGTTGTTAGCCAACTTAATGGTTGCGCCAACTTCGCCCCACAGCGACATGCCAGAACGCATGATGAAGGCGCAGGTCATTTGCCCTTCGCCCAGCGGCGTGCCTTCCCAGTCCTTTAGCGTAGCCGGGGTAACAAGATACGTACCGGCAGGAAAGTAAATGGTGCGGCCAGTAGAGGACACCGCGTCAATCGCGTTTTGGATGGCTTGGGTGTCGTTAGCAACGCCATCACCCACCGCGCCATAGTTCTTGACGTTGACGAAGTTGGCGCTTAATTCCGAAACCGTCGTGCGCTTGGTCACGCCGCCCTGGTTTAGCGGAATAACCTCTGTCCCGGTAAGCGGGGTGGTTGCAGCGGGCAGTTGCGAAATCTTAATGGTAGACATGTCTTACTCCACCCAAGGCAGCGGTTTAGCGGCAACAACCGGCACATCCGGCGCTACACCATCCACATCCTTCTCAACGAATCCCTTGTCCACTTGCGCCCAGACCCAACCAAGAACTTTGTCCTCGGTCAGATCGGCATATTGCACGAACGGCACACCCGGA